ATGGAGATTTGGAATCCGCTGGTAATCTGGTCTTCGATGTAGCTGGAGATATTACACTTGATGCAGCTGGCTTAGATGTAAATTTTGCTGCGGCTGGAACAAATTTTGGACTTATTAAAAAAGACTCAACAAGTTTGATATTTCGTAATCCTGTTTCAGATGGCCCAATAAAAATTGAAGGAAGTGATGGGGGAAGTAATCAGACTTACATTGAAATAAACCCAGCATCTCTTGAAGGTGTTTATGCTTTTCATGGTAATGGTACAGCTGGTAATCCACTTGGAATGACTAATTATAATGATGTTAATGGAACTACTCTATCCTTTAATACAAGCTCTAGTGGTAAGGAAACCCAAACTTTTAGATTAAATGGTACTCAAGTTGGAAACATTGTTGTTACTTCTTCAACTGCTTATAATACAAGCTCTGATTACAGATTAAAACAAAATGTAGAGTATGATTGGGATGCAACAACTGAATGTAAGAAATTAAAACCTTGTCAATTTAAATGGATTAATGATGTTGAAATAGAAGATGGTGGTGGTGCTACAGCACGAACTATTACAGGATTTCTTGCACATGAACTACAAACAATAGTTCCTGAAGCAGCTTCTGGTGTAAAAGATGAAACTGAAACATATATAAATGATGATGGTGATAGCGCCACACGAATAAAACCACAAGGAATAGACCAAAGTAAAATTATAGCTATACTAACTAAAACTATACAAGAGCTTGAAGCTCGCATAACAGCACTAGAGTCTTAAAAAAAGTATAATTTTAATTATACTAAGCAAAAAATAACTGAGGTATTTCCTCTCTTATAAATAGTAATGACAACAATTGAAGGAGATTATAAATGTCAGAACAAGTGATTAATATTAATGGTGTAAAATACACAGAAGAAGATTTTAACACAGAACAAAGTTATTTAATTAAACAAATTCGTTCTTGTAAAGTACAAATTGCAAAAGGAAAATTTGAATTAGATCAAGTCCAAGTTGCAGAACAAGCCTTTACAAATGCATTTCTTGTTTCTATAAAGGCATCAGAAGAAGCTGAAAAAGAAACAGAAACTAAAGATGAGTCTGTTGAGGAAAAAATCGAAGCAGAATAAGGAAGTTTCATGGCATTAAGTAGAATTACAGAAGCAGTCGCGTCATTCACAGATTTAACTATTGGTGATGACTTAACTCTAACAGATGATTTGTTACTTGCATCAGACGCGGCACTTATAAAATTTGGTGCCGATGCTGATGTTATTTTCACACATGTTGCTGATACTGGATTACTTTTAAATAGTGCCTCAGTAATACAGTTTCGTGACTCAGCAATCAATATCGGTTCTCCAGCAGATGGTGACTTGGATATTAATGCTGATGATGAAATAGAACTCAATTCAACTCTTATTGATGTAAACGGAAACCTAGATGTTTCTGGAACAATCGTTGGTGCAAGCACACTATCAGCAACAACGATTACCGCATCTACTGCTTTTGTACCAGACGCTTCAGATGGAGCTGCACTAGGTACAACTGCATTAGAATTTTCAGACTTATTCCTTGCAGATGCAGCTGTTATTAATCTGGGTGCAGATCAAGATGTAACAATAACTCATGTTGCTGATACAGGTGTTCTTATAAATGGTGCAAGTGTAGTTCAGTTTCGTGATTCTGCAATCAATATTGGTTCCCCTGCTGATGGTGATTTAGACATAAACGCAGATGATGAAATAGAACTCAATTCAACTTTAATAGATATCAATGGTAATGTTGAAATTAGTGGTACTGCGGCCATCGTAGGTATTGCAACCTTTACTGATGATATAATTATAGGTGATGGAAAGACCATTGGTTCTGCAAGTGATGTTGATGCTATCACTATAGGTTCAGATGGAGATATCACTCTAACACAAGATTTAGAATTACAACATGATGGTGCTATACTTTCTTTTGGTTCTAATGATGAAGTTTCTTTAACTCATGTACATAATACTGGATTACTTCTAAACAGTACAAATGTAATTCAATTCAGAGATTCTGCACTTAATATTGGTTCTTCTGCTGATGGTCAGTTAGATATTGCAGCCGATACAGAAGTAGAAATAACAACTGCACTCGTAGAAATATCTGCTGATGCAACTGTAGGAGATGACTTAACACTAAAGTCTGATGCCGCAGTATTAGGTTTTGGTGCAGATACAGATGTAACACTTACTCATGTTGCTGATACAGGACTACTTTTAAATGCTGCATCAGTAATACAATTTAGAGATTCCGCAATTAATATTGGTTCTCCTGCTGATGGTGATTTGGATATAAATGCTGATGATGAAATAGAACTCAATTCAACCCTAATAGATATCAATGGTAATGTTGAAATTAGTGGTACTGCAGCTATAACTGGTATTGCAACCTTTACTGATGATATAATTATAGGTGATGGAAAAACTATTGGTTCTGCTTCAGATGTAGATGCCATAACGATAGGTTCAGATGGCGATGTTACTCTAACACAAGATTTAGAATTACAACATGATGGTGCGATATTATCTTTCGGTGCGAATGATGAGATTGCATTAACACATGTACACGACACAGGATTACTCTTAACAGATTCAGGTGGTACACCAACTTTACAATTACATGATTCAAATGAAAGTATTGCTTCAGATGGTAGTAAAGTAATTATTACTTCTGGTGGTACTGCATTTAGTTTGCCAACTGCTGATGGAAGTGCCAATCAAGTATTGGCAACAAACGGAAGTGCTGTATTATCTTTTGCTGATAATAGTGGTGGGCAACTGATACAAACAGTTAATACTACAAGAGTAGATGTTGTTAGTGGTACTACTACAATGCCATTTGATGACACAATACCCCAAAAAACCGAAGGTGTTGAGTTTTTAACAGTAGCTATTACACCCACAAAAAATGATAATAAACTTCTTATATCTGTCCATCTTCAATGCCAAATGACTAACAATGGACAATGGAGTATGGCTTTATTTCAAGATGATACAGCTGATGCGTTAGCAGCTTCTTCCGAAAGAGATGGGGCCTCAGATCTAGAGATACATTCTCTTAAACACTTTATGACTACAGGCACAACATCAGAAACAACTTTTAAAATTAGGTCTGCTAGTAGCGGTTCAGGAACTATTACAATGAATAGTGTTGCTGGTTCTCGTAAATATGGTGGTGTATTATCCTCATCAATAACAGTACAGGAGATTGAAGTATAATGGCAATATATGGTGGTGCAGGAATAGGAGCTGTAATAGGTTGGAAATTTAATCATCAAGCAGGTATGGAAACTGTTAATGGTGTTATAACAGCATTTCCAGTAACATCAGGGGTAACACTTACTGATGGTATTCCAAGCAACGAAGATATAGCAACTTGGACAAACGAATATAATGCCGCAATGACTATGATTGATATTCGTGCCAAACGTGATGCTTTATTAACAGCAACCGATTGGTGGGGTGCATCAGACAACGGAACAATGAGTGATGCAAGGGCTGCATATCGTCTTGCATTAAGAAACTATCCAGCAACATATGAAGATGACAATGCTGCTGCCTGGCCTACAAACCCCGATGATTAATCTCGGATAAGATAATGAGAAAAAAAAACAAGGATTTCCCCTTCTTATAAATAGTAATTATAAAGGGGAGTATTATGCCTTCGCCACAACTTGAGTTGAAATCAGATATTGCTAGTTTGTTTAAGGACTTGGAAGACATTGCAAGTACTACTCAAGTTAATGCACCCCATGTTCCAACAATAGAAAATGCAGATATTACTGAACTTTTTAGTGGGTTGAATGAAGCCCATAAAGAAGCACAAATAGAAGTTGAACTAAAATTATCCCTAAATGAAAAAGAGAAACTAGAAGCGTTCTCTACTCTTATTGAAACCTTTGATGAGATTATTCAACCCGAAACCACACCCGAAGTTATCCAAGAAAAAATTGTTGAACCAATCAATGAAGGTGCAAAACTAGAAGCACTTGAACAACTATTCTCTGAACTAATTGAACCAGAACCAATAGTAGAGATAGTTGAAGAACCTAAAAATATTATTGTTGATGAAGTTGAAACAGAATCTTTAGTAGAAGAACCCACAAATGTAGAAAAGAAAGCAGACCTTGTAGATAAGGCTATTGTACATCTTAATGATATGCAAGAAAAAACTACAGTTAAAGAAGAAGTAGCACAGATTACAACTCTACGAAAAGAGTTTGATAACTTTAGATCACTCATTGGACAACAAATAGCATCATCACAAATGTCTGGTTCTGGTGGTGGTGAAGTTAGACTTGAGTTTATGGATGATGTTGATAGAAATACCGCAAAAGTAGATGGTAAGTTTCTAAAGTATCAATCGTCTACTGGTAAGTTTATTGGTGCAGATTCAGCTGGTGTAACAGACGAACAACTACAAGATGTTGTTGGTGGAATGATTGGTAGCAATACTGAAAGTGGTATTGCAGTTACTTATGATGATACAAACGGAAAGTTAGATTTTACAGTTGGTACACTTAATCAAGATACTACTGGTAATGCTGGCACAGCAACTGCACTTGAAACTGCTAGAACTATTGGTGGGGTTTCTTTTGATGGTAGTGCAAATATTAATTTAGCTGGTGTTAATACTTCTGGTAACCAAGATACTTCAGGTAATGCAGCCACCGCAACTGCACTTGAAACTGCAAGAACCATTCACGGAGTTTCTTTTGATGGGTCTGCAAACATAGATTTATCTGAAGTTGTCCAAGATACAGTCGGTGCAATGTTTTCTAGTAACACAGAAACAGGCATTACTGTAACATATCAAGATGCCGATGGTACTATTGATTTAGTGATTGGAACTCTGAATCAAGATACTACTGGTAATGCAGCTACAGCAACTGCACTTGAAACTGCAAGAACGATAGCTGGTCAATCATTTAATGGAACTGCAAATATTGCTATTGCAAGTACAGACTTATCAAACACAAGTGCGATTACTCTTTTAACATCATCACAAACATTAACAAACAAAACCTTAACGAGTCCAGTTATAAATACAGGAATAAGTGGTACTGCATTTTTAGACGAAGACGATTTATCAAGTGACTCTGCAACAAAGGTTGCATCACAACAATCAATTAAAGCATATGTTGATGCAGCTGAATTACGAACTAGAGCATTTGCAATTGCTATTGGTGCTGGACTTTAGTTATTGACTAAATAGTATATAAAGGAAGAAAAAATGGCTATTCCAAGTTCAAAAGCAACATTAAAATCATACTGCCTAAGAGCATTAGGTTTTGGTGTTATTGACATAAACGTATCTGATGACCAAGTAGATGACAGGTTAGATGAAGCTTTACAATATTTCGCACAATATCATTATGATGGTATTGAGAAAATGTATCTCAAACATCAGATTACTGCGGCAGATAAAACTAGAGCTCTTTCTAATACGACTACAACTGCAACAGATCCAGTAGATAGTACTATTACTGCATCTTTCTCAGAAGGAAATAATTTCATTCCAATGCCAGAGGCGGTAGTTTCTGTATTAAATGTTTTCCCATTTGACGATGTTGCAACAAACAATATGTTTGATATTAGGTATCAACTTAGATTGAATGACCTATACGATTTTAGTTCTACTTCTGTTATACATTACCAACAAACAATGCAACACTTAGATTTTCTTTCACATATTCTTGTTGGTGAAAAGCCTGTTCGTTTTAATCAACACCAAAATAGATTATACATTGACATGGATTGGACAAATGATATTGAAGCAGATGAATTTATAATCATTGAATGTTATCGTAAGATTGACCCAACATCATATAGTGATGTATTTGATGATATCTATTTGAAAAGATATGCAACAGAATTAATAAAAAGACAGTGGGGTGCAAACCTTTCTAAATTTAATGGTGTCGCAATGTTAGGTGGCGTCACAATGAATGGTGGAGAAATCTATCAACAAGCACAAGAACAACTAGAAAGACTAGAAGAACAAATTCAGTTATCATTTGAAACACCAATTGACTATATGGTAGGATAATCAAATGTCAACTAATAGTGCATTTCATACAAGTAATCTACATTCTCTTGCAACAGAGAGAAGTTTGTATCAAAACTTAATCAAAGAAGCCATACAGATATATGGACATGATGTGTATTATGTTAATCGTGATACAGTTGCTTTAGATAATGTACTTGGAGAAGATAGTCTTTCTTCGTATACAAAACAAACACCAATCGAAATGTATGTAGAAGATGCAGAGGGATTTGGTGGCGACAAAGAAATCATAACGCAATTTGGTTTAGAGAATCGTAATGAGATTACATTTGTAGTTTCTAAAGAACGATTCCAAGAAATGGATAGTCAATTTGTTATTGAAAGTGGAACAGATACAACTGGTGGGGGTATACTTTTAGAATCTGGAAGTATAGATCAATCAGGCAGTTCATCTACACTTTCAAGTGTGCAAGGAGATGACAACTTTTATGTATTACAGGATATAGCTTCTACAGATGCAGATAGACCACAGGAAGGTGATTTAGTTTATCACCCTGTTATTGCAAAAATGTTTGAGATAAACTTTGTAGATCACGATGAACCTTTCTATCAACTAGACAACAATCCTGTATACAAACTAAGATGCAAACAATTTGAATATAGTTCAGAAGATATTGCTACTGGTATTGATACTATTGACACAATTGAAGATGATCTATCAAATTCTTCAAGTTCATTCCAGTTTACACTTGAAAATGAAGTTGGTTCTATTCAATTAGAAAATGCAGCTGATACTAGTGACGCAGAGTTCTTAATCTCGGAAGACTATATAATAGGAGATTATGTTACAGATAAAACAGCACAAAATGAGTTATTTGATGTACTTGATGATACTGTTATTGATTTTACAGAATC